ATTTTATTAGATACTTTTTGAAGTTTAGTACCTAAAGTTTGGAACCATCCACCTTGGGTGTTATAGAATCCATCTCCTAAACCTGGAGTAGCTGTACCTGCTGCAAGAGTGGTAAATGATGTACCATCAAATATTGTATTGTTTCGAGCTGACCAATATTCAGTTGTTGGAGCTGCTGCAATTAACATATCAAGGATTTCAAGATCGATTTCCATTGATACATATTCAGACAACATTGAAGTCAATTCAGCTTCAGCATCAATTGAATGGTATGCATTTAAGTCTTGAGCAAATTCAGGTGTCCAAACTGCTTTCAACTTACGTGTTTTAGCAACGATTGGTTCTGATTGCATTTCAAGGTTAATTTCTGGAATGTCGATATCAACATTATATCCATTTGCATACGTAGTTTTATCTTCAAAATCACCTCTTGTAATGTCGGTAGGCTGTTTGTTATAATTCAATCGAATTGTTCCTGCAGTGATAGCAGCGTGAACGCTAGTTGCGATAGATGAAGAAACTACAAATGATGCGGTAAAGTTTGAAGTAATTGTTGAAAATGCTTGTACTGGAGCTAATTCAGTACCTGCTGCTACTAATGTAAATGAACGAACTGCATATAAATCTGCATCAGTTGGAACATTAACAGTAACCATTTTGTATTGAGTTGAACCTGAAAAAGCAGAATCACCATTAACTTGTACGGTAGTTGGAGTAGATCCAGTTGCGATTTCAGTTGCAGTCAAAATTGATGAAGAAACTGAATTAATTGAATATCCAAAACGACCAGCACCATAAAGACCGCCTGATGGATCATTTGCAGTAGTGGTAACACCGAACATTGAGTCATCAGCGTTAGGAGAACCAAACGGATCACCTGTTCTGTTTAAATTGTCGTTATCAAATCCTGGTTGAGCTGTACCATATTTAAAATCTAGATAGAAAATAAGACCTGATGGTAAGTTCATTGGTTGAACTGAAACGAATTCTTTTGCAGCAAATTCAGCAAAGATACGACGTACCAATGGAAGTGCTACACCTGCCCACTCTTCTGAACCAGCTGCTACACCAGTTGAAGAAGCTTCTTTTACTAATTGACGTGCTTGGTTTTCAAGCAATTGAGCCATTCCGGCTTTTTCTGTTTCGCCCTTAAGGCCTTCTAATAAACCGGTTCTTTCCCACTTCGAAGCCAATGCTTTTGCTTGGTTTCGTTGTACGAAATCATTGGTTTGTAATAAATTTGAGATACTCATTTTTTTCCTTTTTTTTTTGTTTTTTGTTATTACAATAATCCTGCTAATTTTTTCCATCTGTTAGCTAATTCGAAGCCTTCAGATAAAATATTTGTCGTTTCTACACTTGGAGCTGTAGTTCTCGTTGGTTTAGATGCGATAGATTCTTTAACTACTCGCTTCTTTGTTGGACGATTAAAACTTTCTGCTAATGTAGAAAATACTAATTTAACTTCTCTTGTATTTCCAGCTCTATCAAAATTTTCAATTACTTTCATTTTTTGAGCTTCATTCAATTCAAAGTTACGGAACAACTTGTTAGTGTAAAGAAGTTTAGCGTTAAGCAAATTAACTTCGTTGATAATACTTTTTAATTGTTTAACTGTTCGATATGCTTCGTCCAATTCAGATTTAGTATCATCTAATTCCATTGCCATTGCATCAACTTCATCTTCTGTCATGGTCATTGAATCTGATTTTTCATCTTCTGGAAATTCATTTCCGCCTTCTTCACGAAGAATTGCTTCAATAATTTCTTCAATGCTGTCATCTTCATCGTCATCACCATACATACCTTCCGGCATCATTTCATCTTCTTCTTCTCCTTCGTACATTCCTTCCATAGACATAGACATATCATCTTCGCCATCTTCTGGCATTGTATCTAAATCTCCTTCTAATTCACGAATGATAGATTCTAATTCTAGATCATCTTCTGCCATATCCATTCCTTCATTGTACTCAGCAGTCATTTCTTCTTCTGATGCTGGCATTTCTTCTGCAGGCGCCATGGCACCTTCTTCTTCACCAGCCATTCCAACTTGGAAGTTATAATCTTTACCACCAACTGATGCTGCTAAAGTATCATCTGTCCAACTGAAATCGTCACCCATCTCCGCTCCCGCTTCTGCACCAGCGTCTACTACTGGTTCTTCTGCAGGCATTTCTTCTTCGCCTTCAACTTCGTTTTGTAGCTTTGTTTGCAACATAGCTTCGAGTCTAGGAGCGAATGCTTCTTGTAAAGCAATTTTTGCATTTGCTAGAGCAGTTTCCTTAACTGTCTTTGCATCAGCAATTGCTTGTTTTAGCAAGTCTGATTTTGCCATTTTTTTTCTCCTTAAATTTGTTTTTTGGAAATAAGATTATTTGAATCTTAATAGAATAATTAAATTATAGACACTATATAAGAAATAGCGTATTTACAAATAAATATATCATTGAATAAAAAAACAGTAAAAAAGCCCTAACTTTTTTGTTAGGGCCTTAAAAAATCTTAAAAATCTTAAAGTGAATGTAGATCTTTAATCCTTTGCATAAATTGTGCAGCTTGTTTTTGTTTTCTTCGTTTGACACTTGGTTTTATAAATTCTTTGCGATCTTTTGTTTTTTCTAAAACTTCGGTAGCTTTTACTTTACGTTTCCAAGTGCGCATTGCAAATCCTAAATCTTGATTTACTACATTTACAGCCATAGGATTGCCTGGCACAATTGTTTGATGTTGTTTTTGTTTTTTATTCATATATGATTAATTAAATTTCTTGTTGTGGGGTCTTTGCAGATTGTCTAACATTGAATCTAAAATGTTTTAATTCTGGTTTCTGTGCTAAATAACCTTGAAGTTTTTGTGATTCTAATGCAGGATCTTGTCCTAATCTAAAATAAAAATATCCAATTTTACCAGATTGTGATAATGTTTTTTTAATCACCGTAAAACCTTTTCTTTCTGCCCATTCTTGAATCTCTTGTGACGTTTGTTGTGCGATGGCCGGATCTCGAAGTACATATTCAACTCCGCCTCGATAATCAGTTAAATTATTAACTAATTGTGCTTCATCTAAATCTCCTTCTTTCATTGTAGCCGTTAAGTCTTTCATTGCAGCTGCAATTTCTTTTGCATTAGTTACGTCATCTTTAGTAAACTTATAAGGAGATGATTGTATAGTTTTTTCGTCTTGTTCTTTTAATCCAAAGAATTCTTTGTATAATTTTCTAAACTTGCTCATCATCTACCTTTTTATAATAATAAATTTTTTTCATTAATCCAAATTATTTAACTTCAAAATATTTGCTTAAACCTGACGCAATATCTTCATATGCTGCACTCAATCGTTGTTGTAATTGATTCATTTCTTTTGCTGTTGATTCAAATACTTTATATGAATCATTCAATGTTTTCATATGACGCTTAATTGTTACGTTATCAAACCAATCTCCGGATTCGGATGCAATTTGTTCTGCTTTATTTACGATATCCTTAACTCGTTCCGTTAATTCTTGCAAATCGCCACGACCATATACTGAATCAGACATTTCAGAAAAACGTTTTACTTGCGCAACAAATTCAGCTTTTTCTTCTTTTGATAACGGTTGTGGCTGATCTTCGGTGATCATTTCCAAAATATATTTTAAATTCGTTTTCATTATATTATCCTACATTTACCATCTTCACACAAAATTGATGTAATGATGTTGTTTACTTTATTATATTTAGTTGTATGTGCCATTTTATTAACAGATTCGTTCATGTGCGTAGGCCGCATAAAAGCTCCATGGGTTGATGGATTAGATACGAAATCCCAACATATCAATTCAAAATCTTCTTGAACTTCTACTACACCTTCATTTCGCAATTCTTTAACTGAACCTAATCCGCGCGATGAAATGCCTAATGTAATTCCTGCTCTAAAAAGTTCTTTAAGAATTTTACCAGATGGAGTATCTAGTATCTGTACTGCTCCTTGTAAATCATCGCCACTCCACCATATTTTTAAAACGTTGTGAGAAACGTTATTTAAATTTACAACCGAAGATTCTGGATGATCTAGTTCACCCAATGCTCTATGTTGGTCAATATATTCTTGTTGATATCGTTGACATTCTCTTTCTAAAATAGGCTTTGGATAAACTCGACCATTTTGATTTTTAGCGCCCGCTCGTTGCAAAACTCCTTGTACAACAAAACCACCAGGTATTCCATATGCAGCACCGCTTGATTCAGTTAATGAACCAACAGGCTTAAATGGCATATATTCTACTATTAGTTGTTTTGACATGTTATTCTCCTAATGCTCTTACACGTTCTGATATTTTAATTAATCGTTCTGATATTTTATTTAATGATTTTTCTACCGAAGTACCATATCCATTTCTTGCAACACCAGATTCAGTTTTTAAACGAGATGCATAATTCACTGTTTGTTCAATTTCTTGCAATTGTCGAGCAACTTCTTTAATGGTTTGTTTTATTTTTTGTTCCGGCGTTGATTTTGAATTTCCCGTTGCATACGCTCGATACGATTCAACTAAATGTTCATATTTTTTATCTATAATTTCCGAAACGCTTTTCATATGTTTACTTGGTTTATTTGGCATAGGTTTCGATGGATATTCATATGATTTATTAAACCAATCTTTTTCATCATCGCTAAATGGAAATTTATCATTGAATTCTTCTTCTTCTGATTCAGGTCGTTGATATGTATCATCTTTCCATCGAAATGATGGTGGAGTATTTACAGATTCATACGTTTTTGTTTTATTTTTCCATTTACCTGGTTTAGCAAATGCAGCTGGAGTACTAAATCCTGCTACTGCACCTGTTACGTTTTGTTCGTCTAATTCTTCTTCATTTTCGCAAACACACTGATCTTTTGGCCTATCACATGAATCACAATAATCACTTGATTCAATCTCATCAAAACGCTTTTTCATTTCATTTAATAACGATTTCATCAATGTAATCCTTTTAATTCTTTAATTAGATCATAGTATCTTAATAACGAAAGTATATGAGATTCTTTAATAGCTTTCATATTTTCTACCGTACATAGCATTTCTGAAAGCTTTTTGACTTTTATTTTAGTAGCTTTGTCGGTAATTAATTTTGATTGTTCAGACAATTGTTTTTTAATTTGCGGAATTATAACTTGAATATATTCTTTAAGAGCTGTAGTATCATTAACATTAGTTATGTATTTATTCAATAATTGTTTTTGCGATTCATCTAAAATAGAATATTTGTCATTGAATTTATCTACAAGTAATTTGTATGTTAATAATCGTATTTCTTTTGGTTGCGATTCAAATGATTCCATTAATGGATCTTTAACTATAGATTTTTTTTCTACAATTAATCCATTATCTAGAATTACATTTTTACATTCTAATAATTGTTTTGGGTTATCTGTTTCTTCATATTCAAACAACATATAAATAGAAGCTAATGCTTTATAGTTATTGATTTGAATTTTTGATAAATCAGAAAATACAAATTTTTCAGAAATTTCTTTAACTAAATTATATTTTTGTCGTTTTAAAATACTTTGATTTAATTTAGTATATGCATTTTTAATTGTGCGAATATAATCCAAACCTTGAGCTTCACTACGGAATTGTTCTTTTACTAATGCATTATATAATTGTAATTCTTTTGCTAATTCGGTATTTTTTCCAAAGTATTTTTTGATAATATCTATAGTAACTGACTTATTTGATGTTAGTGTTTCTGAAGTTAATTTTCGGACTAACATTTCAAAAAGAATGCCGGTATTCTTATATTTCGAATGTTTTAATTTCTTCATATGATCAGTACTTTATTTTTTTAATAAATATGTTTACTTTTATAAAATGTTCTTTTCATCTAACATTGTTCCAGAATCTAAATCTTGTTTTTGATTTTCATTGGTTTTAAGTGATTCTGTAATGATCGATGTTTGTTTTGTTTTTATTTTTTTCAACATATTAATATTTTCGGCAGAAATAGCTCTAGCTGTCTTTGCTGCCTTTGGATCTGGTAAAAATGCTGACTTTTGATTTTCCGGATTAAATGCTTGATTTATACTTTTCATACCCGTAGGATCCCATCCAAATTCATTTTTATGTTGTCCAAATTTAATTCCTTCTTTCGGACGACCTCCTGCATCTTTATCTTCAACGTCACTGGTCGACATATGAACTGTTGCTAAATCGTGTGGAGTGCCAAATGATTGACCAGTTACCGCAGGATCATTACCTTCTTGTTCAATTTGATTTTGACGGAATCGCAATTTTAAATCTTCAACAACGTTGCTTCGTTCTTGCAACCATTGATCTTCTGACATGTTAAATATGTATTCATAAATGTATTTATCAGAAATTAATTTTGAATCGCGCATTGCAGTTGCTAATGTCATTTTTTCAGTCATTAATGCAACTTTTTGTTGATCATATATAATTGATGGTGCGGTTAATTCTAATTCAAAACTAATTAAATCTTCGCCCTCATAACCTTGTGCATATAAATGTATAATTGCAATCTTAGTTAATTCAGATGTTGTAATTTTTTGAATTCGTTCAATTGTTCTAGCAAAACGAATATCCATTGATGCTAAAGTAGATTTTCCTTCAACCCCTTCGTCATATCCTAAAAATGGTTTAGGAATTTTTAAAGCGGCCATCATTTTATGTTTGATATAATCAATATCATCCATTCCGGTAAATGTCATACCAGGTAATGTATCAATTGCAGTAGTTGAATTTCCGCCACGAACTGGTAAATAATAATCTTCTAGCATGTTATTTAAATTAAATTTAAGATTATAATTACCCGTCGTTGGATCGATATGTGGAATTTTTTTCATTTTATTAATAATGGTTTCCATAAATGAATCAACTTCATTTGGTGGAATGTTACCAATATCAATTTTAAAAATACGTTTTTCTGGAGCACGCATAATACGATGTATTAGCATTGCATCTTCCATCATCATAAGTTTTTGAAATTCTTTACGAGCGCCCTCTAACATTGATCTACCATATGGTAAAAAATTAGAATCCGATAACATACGGAAATGTGCTATTTCAAAAACATCATATTGTCGTTGTTGGTCTGCAATATGTTTAAATTTAATTTCATATTCGCCAGTAACTTCATTGTATTCTTCCCAACGTTCAATTTCGTAACTAGAAAATGGACGTGCATTAATAATTCCATATTCATCGGCAATATCTAATTTTAAAAAGAAATCACCATATTTGGTCATATTGCGAATCCAAGTCCATAAATTGAATTCTATATTTAATACATCATAAAATAAATTATAAAGTATTTTTTGTACTTGCGTGTTATTACATTTAATTGTTAAAATATCACCAAATTGATCTGCAAGTGTAGATTCATCAGAATATATATCTAATGCCGAACTGATAATAGGATCTTTATCCATCATTTCATAATCAGCATAAAGTTGCATACGATTTTGATGCATATAGTAGTTAGAATCATAACCACCCATACCACCTACACGATGTTTATTTGCACCATGCAATCGTGTATATCTGTCTGCAATTTTACTTTGATTTAAATTACCAACGGACTGAAGTCGGTTTGTATCAACAACGCGAAGTTTATCTTTTCCATATGCACGAACTATTACATTCGTTGCAAATAAATTACGTAATCGTTTAGCTAAAGATGCCATAGTTTTATTTTTATTTTATTATAAATATAACTGATTAAAGAACAGGGGGGTGTATTTAACGAATCAACCAAGTTAAATCTTCATCATTAAAACCGTTATTCCATTTCCAACTGTCAGATCCGTTATTCATATTGTTACCAGTATAAATTACAGAATCAGTTTTTGTAAATTGTGAAAGTGCACGTTTATGCAATTCAATTCCTTGTTGTCGAAGTTTAAGCGATGTATCTCGTAACCATAATCCAATACAAAAAGACATAACAAGGTCATCGTTATATCCATTTTGTGATTGTGCTTTGCCATTTAGCCAAACAAAAACAAAAAGTTCTTGTATTAATCTTTTTGAACGAATTACTGGAGTTCGTTCTCTCATATACATTTCAAGCGACGATATCATTAGCGGACGTGTACGTACGGTTGTTGATACTCCAGGAACCATTTGGGTCTTATCCTTCATATCATAACCTTTTTTAAGTTGCACATCTATATCAACATATCCGTCATCTTTATATGTATAAAATAAATTTTCATATCCGCGGTCTAATGCTGGTTGAATTGCTGCCCAACCTATGTTTGCATTTTCAATTGCTAGCAACGCATTGTTCCATTCTGTTGCAACAGACACAAGCATGTTACCAAAATCTTTAGGTGGAAGTTTACCTTTGTACTCAGCAACTTGTGATACAGATTCAACATCGATAACATGAAATGTTGACCAGTCGGCTCCATCACCTCGAGCAACGTCAGCTACTACTATATAATTTTTTTCATAGTTAGGATATTCCCAAATCCAATACCCGTTATCAAATCCTCGGCGTTCTATAGGTTCTATGCACTTTATTTCATAATCCATTAATATAGCGCCATCTATTACAGTATGACCAGATGAAATAAAGTCACAATCACATTCTTGAGCTGCACCTCGTTCTCCTAACAATTTAGTTTGATCATCACGCCATATTTGATCGCGGTCTGGGTGAACGGTCCAATGCAATTTAATTGTATGAAATCCATTAATTTCTTGTTCAGCATCTGACCACACTGAGTGAAACCAATTACCAATACCATTTGGAGTAGATAAAACAATAGCACCTCCACCTGTTGATAATGTTGCTTGCGATGCTACCCATATTTCTTCAATATTTCGAATAAAGGCAGCCTCATCTATAATTAACAATGATAATGCTTCAGAACGTGCTCCTGTGGTTGCAGATGAAACTGCTTTAATTTGTGAGCCATTTTTAAATTTCAATGAAAGTTTATTGTCAGCTTCAATTGTTCCTTTTAACCAACTAGGTAAATTGTCATGCATTACCCGTACTTTTGTCACTAAGTTTTTTGCTACTTCTTGTGTTGTTGCAATAACAAGTACATTGAAATCGTCATTGAATAACATACTCCAAAGAGCAAAGCCGGCCGATAATGTTGATATACCTAACTGACGTGACTTTAAAATTACGTTATAACGGTTATCTCGCAATTCAGTTAATGAATCTTCCTGAAATGGATATAAATTAAATTTAATCTTACCACGTTTAGGATGTTGAATATAACAATATTGCTTCATGAAAAAAACAGGATCTTTAGCACACATCGTGTACTGTTGTTGAATGATCTGTTTTATATTTTGTGACATATTATTTTAATATTTGATTAATTAATATTCCAGACCCCAGGGTTGTAAATATACCCATTCCAAACCATAAGCCTTTTGCCTCATACCATTTTGGTTTAAGATAACGTTCTCTGCGAATATATAATTCTACATTTTCTTGTAACAACACAATTTGTTGATCTTTATAACGAATTTGCAATGAATCTAATTTAATTAATTCATCTTGTTGTTTAGATAATATTACATATTTGTTAATTAATGCCGTATTAATTGAATCTAATGCAAATAATGAATCTAATGTATATGAAATATCAACAATTTCTTGTTGAGTAAAACATGTATCTGGTTTAGTTTGCGTAAATGCAAATATTGGAAATAATAATATAACTAATAATTGTTTCATCTTATTTCTTTGATTTTCGTCCACGACGCGTTTTATTTAAAATATTTTGTTTAGCATCGGCTACTGGTAATTCTGTTACTTTTAATTCTTCTTTAGCAGTTTCTAATTCAGCAATTTCCGTTTTAGTTTCTTGAATATCATGTTTAACCTCAATACGTTGTTCTTCAATTACTTCAGTTTTTCCTTGTAGTTGATCAATTTTTTGATTGTTATCATCAATCTTATCATCAATTTTTTTAACTTTGCGCTTGTCATTTTTATCGTTTGACATTGCAAAAATAGCTAATAGTGCTAATACTGCACCTACGATAATTGCCCAATATTTTTTAATTGTTTTCATCTTGTTTGTTTTCCTTATTTAGTTTTTCTAGAAATTTTGTTTTAAATTCTTCAAATTGTTTTTGTATAGTATTTTCAAATTCTTCTGCAGTCATTTTTGCTGACCAATGTTCGACTTGTCCATCTGAGTTTGAAACAAATTGTTGTACTTGAGTATATGCTTGTTTTAATAAATCAACGTCTCGTTCTGCATCTCGTAACCAAGCCATTGCATTTTCTCGAATTTTATTTTGTTCATATTCATCATACTTGCCGGCTTTTTTTAATTCATGTTCCATTTCAATTACACAATCAAAACACATTCCATGAATTTTACGCATTTTTTGATCTAACTGATGTGTACCAATACATGTGCAAGTATCTTTCCTACAATTAGGAAATGATTGTAATTCATCTCGTATAGATTGAAATATTTCAGAATTTTTAGTTTTTCTTATACGAAAACCTTCTCGTTGTTCTACAACATGTACATTGCCATTAGAATCAGTTTCTTCCCAAACATCTCCGATTTCTCGATGTTCTGATTTTTTTGATTGAGCATCGGAAAAGCCTACA